CGGCTCTGTGGTGAGCCTCGGTAAGATATATCAGATTACTTTGCTGTAATCGCAGTCGGTAGTCGTTAATCAGCGGTACGATATGATGTACCGTGAATCCATATTCTATTTTTTGCTCGCAAAAAACGCTTATTAAATCAAGCCCAAAACAAGTAGAAATACACTTGTTTCTTGCTTTTTCCCATTCTTTTGTAAGATAAAATTTTTTTATCTCTGCATTATATGCGCCGAGCGGATTGTCTCTGTCACGCTTATAGCATTGGCAGGCTGTGCCTGCTTGAACTCTCTTGCCACAACGCGAACATATTTTTGATAACATATCTTTTGTTGCAGTTCTGCCGCCGCACTGTTGCACGGCGGCGAAAGGTGTGAAAATCCATTAGTGCATTCAGCACTTTGGTGCAGAAAGTCAGACTTGCACTGACACGTACTTGATCCATATAAGTACGAGCTTCCCTCACCCGGAGGCTTTCACCGTAAGATGAGCCAAGCTGCAATGGCTATTATGCGATTTCTGCATAGCCGCCGAAGCGGCTTGTGGGTTGTTCTTTCACTCGAACAGTTGTTGAAATTCCGAGTGCTGGTGGTGATTCGCACTCTTGTAAAAGACTAAAAGCCGCAGTCCCGAGCTGTGAACTCGGACATTCCTATGACTGCGTTGTTGTGCCGTCTTTCCGAGCTGTCACAGTAAGTCATTATGCGTATATCGGAGTTTGTACTGTCACATTATCCCCTGAAGAACGTACACCTCGCCCTACTCACTTGAATACAGCTCATCGCAAGTAGCAGCCTTTTGATCTGTATGGCTCATTGGTTGCAGAGGTTGGAATCGAACCAACTGCCTCAAGGTTATGAGCCTTGCGAGCTACCGGTGCTCTACTCTGCCATTGAGCGGACGCTGCTGAGACGTCCGCAGATCATACCGAAAGAGACATGACAGAAGACAAGAGGCGGAAGCAACGAGCGGTTCCGCATACCGGATGGAGCCGCTCGGAAGGGAATTCGAATAAGCCGAACTCGTTCCGCCTGCCTTCTTAGTTTTACTGTAGCACGTTTCATAGAGCTATTCAAGGTGTTTTATGGTGTTTATAGGTGCTTTTATAAAAAATATTTTGGATAATGTGCCGCAAAGAGCTTCAGCGCTGCTGCTCTTAGGTTCTCGCGTGTATTCTTTACGGACTTGACGCCTATAGCTTCTGCAACCATTTCCCACGTCTTGCCGCGTATATAGTACTCGGTGAGGAGTGTACTAAGCTTGTGATCAGGGAGCTGTTGTATCTCGTCACGGATACGGAGCTTTATTTCCTTATACCTTTGGAGGTCAGCTTGGATATGCTGTTTCAGTTCCTCAATATACTCAGTATCATGCTCTTTCTCAGCGTCGTGCAGTTCTCCCTCAAGGGAGCTTATGCGTAAATCGATATTCTTTACCTGCATAAGGTAGTCTTCTGGTGTCATGGCTCGCATGGATCTTTACCTCCAATCCTAACAGGTTCACAAGGGAATGGTTTATATTTGCATTTCGCACAGTTCCCACGCTGACGGTTAAGCTCAATAGCTCTGTTTCTTTGCTCGAAGTATTCACTCTCAGTCTTATGGAATGAGCACAGCTGTCGTGAGCGTGATCCTGTGCATTCTGCGTCTAAGATTGAGCATCTGTTAGTCTGAGGACTTGAAAAATAGCACGACTCTTTCTCTTCATTCACTGAGCTTCACCGTCCTGATGCTTAGTAAGGTCGTACAGCTTATAGAGTGTCTCCTCGAATACCTTATCTTTGCTCATATCAACAGGTGCTATGATAGCACTAAGCAGCAAGCCCTCGTTTACCGCGATAACTCCACCTGCTTCTTTTCGATAAGCATACGAGAGCAGCAGTGTATTCTCAAACGGTTTAAGGTACTTGGTCTGTATGTAATATATCTTTCCACCGCCAACAAGAGGCATTACGTCCATGCCATGATAATGGAGCGCGACGGTAAGGGGTTCGAGGTCCACCTGTGCTTCAATGATGTCCTCCTCCGTAAAATTCACATGAGACTCTTCATAGAACGCAAACTTATCCCATGCATCATCGTTGACATCGAGAAGCGTCTGCATTACTCTCTCTTTCAGTGGTGGAAGATTATACACGGGATAGCAAGAGAATCCGTCACCCACCCATTGTGCTGATTCTCCCTGCATAATCGTGATAGCTTTCCGCTGTTTCAGCAGCGACCATAATCTGTTAATTTTCATTTATTTCTCCTTTCGGTATCGTATTCGGAAGCCTGAGGTATTTCTCAATCAAATCCCTGGCTTCCTCAAATCCGTAGCATACAGCTACCATATGTCCTGCTTCGCGCAGAGCTCTCAGCCATCGCTTCTGGTTTTCGGTCGGCTTGTTAGGCTTGACCTTCATTTCGATGTACAGTCCTATGTATCCGCCGTGAGCTGTCGGGAGACATACGTCGGGAACTCCCGATTTCAGTCCCTGCGCTTTCAGCCGTGCGCCTGTGACGGCGCTCCGCTTTCCCTCGTTCGGAATATGATACAGCAGCTCTAACTCCGGGTACTGGCTCACTGAGAACTCTGCCCAGCGGAATAGGACTATCTGCTCACATTCTTCTGTCGTCGCTTGCACCATGCCGCCTCCTTTTTGTAAAATCTTGCAAATATGTATGTGCCGCCGTTGCTGTCGTTGTATACAGCGGTAGCCTGGGCTAAGTGATAGCCCTCATAGAGCTTCTCATACTCAGCCCTACACTCTGTATCCCGTGCGAGTTCCTTCACCTTTCGCTTGCTGAAACGGTTGTCTCGCTGTTTGGGCTGTGGTATAGTCAGGTTACGGGAGCGCGAATACTTTTTCTTGCCGATGAACTCCCTCGCCTGCTTCATCATGTATCGCACGAGAGAAGCAATCCCGTTCTCGTCGAATACGAGGATATCTGTTCCGACGATTCCGTTACCCCATAGGGCGACAAGATCAAAGAGATCTATATCACCGCTCATGATAAGGTGATGATGATATCTTCCTGAACGTGTGCCCTTTTCGGTGACTGCTATGTACTTCAGTGGAGAGAGGCCATGTGTCTCACGATACCTCTTGACTCTACGCAGGAAGTTTCTCAGCTCTTTGGCAGCAGCTTCATCATCTTCGGGAAGATGCTTGTTCGAGTATGTGAGTTCAACTTTCAGATCATGATCCGTGAAGTTTGCATTGGCAATCCTTATCAGTTTCAGCTCCGCATTCATATCATTGAGCTTCTGCTGTGTCTCTGATGTAGGTTTTGCCTTTCGACTCCTGCACGGAGCTTTTGTATACACTGGGTATATATTCACGTCGAGGTAGTCCCCACACTCAAACCTCGTCTCTCGGTACCATGATCTCATTTCTCTCACATCTCCTCGGTGGTCGTAAAGTTAATATCCATTACGAGCTCATAAACGGCAGCCGCCGTTTGCTTTTTTTACTATTATAATAGTATAGGGCAGCTGCTCAGCTGGCAGCTGCTTCCCTACTCTTTATTGTTTTTTCAAGTTCTGCTTGCTTAGTATTCCATGTGTCCCGAGCTGAGTCTAAATCGGTAACGTCGGATTTGTTTATCCAACGTTTTTATCTTTTGTGAGCGTTCCAGCATATATAACGCCTGCGAATCCCAAACCGACATGATATTCAGCCATTTTCACCTCCCTCCTTTCTCTCAAACAGCCTGCAAGTATCATTCATCATCTTGATACGCTCTATCTTCTCGCATTTGCCAATATACGGCTCTGCTGTCTTGTGCCTGTCATTCGGGTTATGTGCCGTATCAACAGGCTTTGTGTTGTCAAAGTATTTACAGTTTTTGCAGTTCATTTTTAGTCCTCCTTAAAACGGTACATCGCTGATCCCACTTGATACTTGCTATCGCCGTTACTCTTGCCATAGTAGACAGTGATATCATTGCATATACACGAAGCTGCAAATCGTTTGAGGAAATGAGCTTCTCGCGCATCATCGCTACCTGCTCAGCTGTAAGATAAGTCTGAGTTATGATTTTTAAGCCCTTTTTGGGGCGGTCTATGAATTCTACCGGATTCTCTCTGATGAGCTTTTTCTTTCGCATGAAGCGATAAAAGGCACTTATCGTAGCAATACGGAGCTTTATACGTTCGCTGTTATTGCCTTCACTCATGCAGTAGTATATGAACTCGGTAATATCATCATCGGTCAGCTCCTTGACGCTCCTGTTCTGCTGTTTGTCATATATATATATGAACCACTGCTCGAGATCATATGTATAGTGCTTTTGTGTTCTCGGCGATAGATTTCTCATGCTCATATCAATCTTGTATCTCTGCATTATTTGTGCAGTCTCAGGATTGATATTCTTCAATTTTTCTTCATCGTGCAATACAATTCTTTTACTTCTCATAATATTCAGCCTCTTTTCGGTGTTTTTATTCGGTATTATAATATCGGTATGTTGTGACCGACATTGATGTCGGTTGCAATTGGTTGCAATTGGTTGCAATTATAGGATCTGTCTAATATCCTCGGGAAGTATCAGCTTTATCCCGAGAATGCAGAAGCCGTCCTTGACATAGTTCTTGTCGCGCAGAATATATGACACTGCGACAGTGGCTTCCCTGCCGGTATATCCGTGTCCCTTGTACTCCTTCAGTCTGAGCTTGTCCAGTACAGCGTAAGGACGATCATCTCTGCGGACCTCAAAGGTCTTCTCTCCTGTGATAACCTTCTCAAAGTACTCGGGAGCTATTTTTAATTCATGTATCATTGTTTTCTCACTCCTTAAACAGCTCGTCCCAGGCGTCCTCGGGTTCTTCGTCGAGGTCCAGCTCGGAGCGTCTCTCTTGCAGTTCCTGCTCCGCGGTAAATCTGCCGAGTAGATAGCCTATTATGTAGCCAGTGAGGCTCGCAAGGACGAAAAATAGTATTACTTTCATAGTTCACTCCTTTCAAATACCTTTTTAACGCTTTAGCATTTCAATCGTTTCTAACAATTTTTGTGCTAAATCTATGCTGTTTTCTTCAAGTCGTTTAACACGATAGTCAAGCTTAAAAATACAAGCAATCAATAAACAGATGTATGCGATCACTAATATTTTAAATATCATGTTAAATCCTCCATAGTTATGGAAATATGAATTTTTCGTGCTTCGTCTATCTCTGCGCTCACTGTTGCTTCGCCGTCAGTGCCGTTCCCTTCACCATACTGGCTCTCATATATCGCTCTTGCGAAATTGATAAACTTGTTAAAATAAGCTTTCACCGTTGTTTCCTTATCATCAATCGTCATTCTGCTCACCGTCCTCTCCGATAAGCGCAAGGGCTTCATCGGCGTAACGCCACCTAAAGCTGTCATCGTAATCACAGTTCTGTCTCTGTTTTATACATTCACTGCAATTATAATCTTCATCGCACGGTATAAACATATTCAGCACGTTTGTCGCTGATTTCAGAAGTCGCTTTGCTTCTGCCAGCTCTGCAACTGTATCTCTAAGCATTTTATCACGCTTTTCAAGTGATTTCTGATTTTCTTCTGCACAATCTTGATAACCTTGCAAATAAATAAGAGCTTGTTCATCGGTATATCCGTACTTGTCTTTTATATGGCTAAATATACCTTTTATGAGTTTTTGAAGTTCGTTCTCAGCCATTTGTATCATCGTCCTTTACATCCATAGCCTGCTTATGTGCAAGCGTTGTGTGCTGAAATAGGAACATTGCTGCTGCTTCAAACGACATTTTCATATTTTGTGATATAATCTGTGTGAGCGCTACATTAGCCAACATAACTTCAGCAATAGCCTGTTTAAGTTCTGCTTCGATGTCAATCTTGCATTTTCCCTTATTACCTATCGTAAGTTTTAACACTTTGGTTCGCCTCCTATCACTCCCGGCCTACCTTTTTTACTATCCTGTCGTACAGCTCATTTGCTTTACTGGTATCTTTGTAATCTGTAAAAATAGCCGCCCTCAGAACAGGCAGTGTCTCCCGAAGGAGCTTCCACATCTCAAGGCTTTCTTTTTCAAGAGCTGCCATGTGCAGCATATCTGTGTCAGTCATTCTCTGTCCCTTCCTTTTTCTTACCGATAAGGGCGATGACGTCGTCCTCGTACATATCCCAGCCGGGTGTAGCACTATAATAGGCACGTATCTGCATTAAGAGAGCCTTTGCACGCAGAAGCTCTCCCTTTGATTCATCACGTTCGGCTTTCAGCTTGTCTACAAGTGCGTTTACCTCACAGGGTTCAAGCCATTCCTTACCTACATACATTTTTCTTCCTCCTTCATTGAGCCATTCGGACAGACAGTCATAGCAGCACTTCATTTTCTTACAGCGAGAGCGCTTCATTTCGTCTGTGGTATTCGACAGCAATTGATACAGACAGTCCTCGATATTCATATTGATATAATGGAGTATCTCTATCAGAGGACGCTTGCTAAGCTTATCACGGTTCATGGTCCGCTCCTTTCGCACAGTAAAAGTCCGGAGCAACAGCTGCAAATTGCAGTGTATGGTGTTCGATATATGCCATAGGGCAGTCATACCGATTGAGACGTATGCAGTCCTTACACCGCACGACCTTGACGTACTTTCTCGGTGGCGGAGGATTCAGGCGGTTCCAGTCCGCCTTTACCTCGTCACCGTAAGGGAAGGACGCGGTACTCTTACCGCAGGAGCTGCACACAGCTTTATATGTCCTCGACGGCGTAAGCCCATACTCGCGGAGCATCTTAGCTCCCAGCTCGGTAGGCTCCCCGTCTACAATCTCGGCAGTGCCGCCACATGAGCATTGTCTGAGTTTTATTCTCATTGCTCGTTCACCATTTCATTCCAAAGCTCGATAGCTTTCTCTGGTGTATCAGCACTTTTCCCTTGATCTCCACATATCAGGCATGATACGTGATATATTGTTGTACCGAAGAAAAACTCATGCGTAGTGCCGACAAGAGTGTTTCCGCACTTACACGGTTTAGGAATTTGTTCATTCATCTTCATCGTCTTCCTCCTCGTCGTAGTCGTCATCGTCATATTCCGCGTTGCTGCTTGATATCGGCTTCATGCTACCGATATCAACTACTCCGCGAGACGTCAGGGGCTGCTTCGGTATCTCCACTGGAAAATCTATCTTCTTGATACTATCCTCACAGATATGAAGGATTTCGAGCGCTTTCTGGAAATACTGCTTACGCTCCTCAATGTCCTCGGTATCCTTTATGAATTCCACAAGTCCGAGCATATCACGATAGACTGTGGAGAGCAGCACTTTGAAGTTGCTCTTGTCGGCGTTCTCAGGCGGCTTCTGCGCTGCCTGTTCCAGTTCTGATATCTTCTTTTCGAGTGCCTTCTTCTCCTGCTCCGCCTGTTCTTTCATGGCTCTCGCGTTCTGAAGCTCGATATCTTTCTGTTTCAGTTCTTTTGCCTGCTTCTTGACCTCAGCAGCGACTTCCTTTTTTACCTTTTCCTCGATTTCAGCATTCATTTCCCTGCGGAGCCTATCGTTTGCAGTCTTTTCAAGCTGAAGCTCTGCGTTTACAGAGTTTAGTTCTTTTTTCATGGATTCTTTTTCTGCGTTCGCAGATATAAGCTCCTGCGTTTTCTTGCGAAGCTGTTCTTCTGTCTCCTTATCTGGGACAGGAATTTCCTTTGTAGCAACTTGAACGTCCTTTGGAGCATTTTCAAGCTCCTCCACCTTTGCTTCGAGCTTGGTGTTCTCCTCTTGCAGGAGCGAGAGCTGCTCCCCCTGCTGTTTGTACTTTTCGAGGAGCTCTTCGAGCTCTCGTGTAGTCATTCCGCCGACGTCCTCGGACGCCATGACCTCAGCACGGTCCTCGGGGTTCGCAGTAGCGAGGAGCGCGAGCTTTGTGATGCCGAGCTGTGCATTTGACTGCACAAACTCCTTTCCGAGCTTTTCGTATACGCTTATGTACTGGTATGCCTGTCTACGCTTCAGGTCAAACTCCTTCTCTGCGTAGCTTTCAAAGTCCTCATATCCGAGCTCAGTGTAGAGCCCGTCTATCTTCATAGTGCGGAGATCCTCACCAATAGCACAGACCGCATTGACTGCGGTCCTGCCGTTGGCTCTGATGCGCTCCGTTATCTGTATAGCTCTGGCTGAGGCAGGGAGAGCGCTCTCCCCTGCTTCTGCTGTTATAATTTCGTTCATGATATCCTCCTGTTATGCGGCGCGCCTTGCAGCCTGCCGCTGTTGTTTTTTCTTCTTTCGCTCAGCCTTCTTTGCTTCCTTCTTGCGATTCTTCTTGACTTCATCGAGATACTCCTTGTACCGGCGTTCAAATTCGATGATCTCCTCAGGCTTCGGATTATTGGCGTTATTATTCCTATATCCTCTGCACTGTGCTATCTGAAGGTCGTTCGAAACTTCCATTGTATAATACGGAGTATCAGGGTGACTCATAGTACGCAGGAACATTATTGACAGCTTACCTGCTGCGTGACGGTCTGCATATCCTCCGACACAGTGAGAGAGCTTCTCTCCCTCTTCGACTATCTCATTTGTATCATATGGCAGACGCAGAATAAGGCCGAGTTCCATGTCCGTAACTTCCAGATCACGGCGGTGAGCATCTGACTCCGCAAGCTGTACAGCTGCTTTCTCGCTGCGTATGGTGCGCAGCATATCCGTTGTACGCTCGTGAGCAGCAAACATATCCTTCGGCATCGTGACAACCTCTGAAGTCATATCTCGTTCGAGCTCAATGCATTGGTCAATATAGTCCTTGTAGAGTGTAAGAAAAAAATATGTCCCTTGCCTGTTCTGCTTCCTGAGAGCATAGTCCATTATCTTCTTGCGAGGAATGCCGGTCATGTCCTCGACTTCTCGGATATAACTCGTGGAGCTATGAAAGTCCTCAAAGTATTTCAGCGTTTCAGCAGTATTTCTGCCTTTGAAAAAATCACGCCTGAACTTGATATAGCTATCGTAGTATCTGCCTTGATCCTTGGCAAGGTGCTTAATCTCCAGCCTGTCAAGATGCAACATCTTCTTGAGGTCATTGCTGCGCCAGTTATACCGGACTGTGACGAACTTTCCGTACTCGGGGACGCGGCTCTCGACATAGTTCCTTGCAAGATACTCAAAGCCTCCGTGTAGGAGGTATTCAAGCTGAGGATGCTGCGCATAGCAGCAGAGCCATGTAATATAAATATAGTCAAAGTGCTCTCCCTTGAACAGATAGCGCAGGAAGCTATGATCAACAGCTCCTTGATTGATAATAGTATAGTTCCTGTCGGCGTACCCAAAACCGCCTACGTTAAAGTTTGGCTCTGTGCAGCCTGTCTTTTTCTTAATCCAGTCGTATTGCTGCTTTTTCCTGTTCCATACCGCCTTGTACTGTATAGCCTGCCCCGGTGTAAGCTCATACTGTGTTACTGTATACCAGCCGATCTCAGGCTCCATTTCGGATGTATCTTCTGAAAAGCGCTGATATGCTTTAATGCAGCGTATTCTCATGATATCTCCTGCGCCTTCAAAGAGAGCGATATTTCTTGTAAAGTAATAGGACCGCCGCCCCTTGTTCATCTGCCTGAGCTCGACAGGATGTCCGCAGTTGGCACAGTAGCCAAGCTCCATATGCTTGTACTCCTTTGGCTTGCGGATGCCGTCCTCATATCTCTCATGGCAGGCGGTGCAATAGCAGTCAGTGATCTTGCTGTCTCTCTCTCCGTCTACTGTATCTCCGTATAGTCCTACGGAAGGAGCATGATATCCTCTGCGATAAAACACGAATTTCGGAAATAAATCCTCTATCTCCTCGCGGTATGCTTCTGCATTGATAAACTCTTCCACGTCCGTACCTCCTCAGAAGTCCAGGAGATCATCGAGGGATATGCTCAGCGTATCATTGCTGCTCTCTGTCATAGTAATAGGCGGCTTTGTTGCTCCGTTATCGCCGCTGAGGTCTATCTGCATTATAAAGCTCACCGTCGCCGTCGAGAAATAAAACTTCACTGCGCGGCGGTATACCTCGATATCAGATATGCTGCTGCCTACACCGTCAGCAACGGCATTAAGGCAGTCCTGAAAGGTCTTGCCACTCTGCTCTATAGCCTGTTCAAACTCGGGCTCCTGATCGCAGAAGCTCTCAAGTGCGGCGGCTGTGGCAGATGCTATTGCCTTTTGTATTTTTCCCGAGACCTTGCTCGGGCTTGTCTGAAAATATTCTTCTCTGTTCATGTTCTTAATCTCCTTCGGTGTGCATTCAACTGCACAAGTCTCTTTTTCGGTTGTTTTCAAGTTCTTCAAGCTCGTGATGATATATCACAAGCCTTGCAATCGCATAGCCTTTGTCGTAGGCGTCCTCGACAGGATCGCAGCTCAGAGCTATGCTTTCCCATACTCTTATATTGAGCTCAATATCCTTATGCTCTGCCTTGTCCTGCCTGCTCTTCTGAATGTACTCAGAAGCAAGCTCGACGGGTACTAGGAGCATAGCAAGGATAGCGACAGCTACAAGAGCATACATCATGCTATGTATTATCGTTTGCATTTTCTGTCTCCTTCGTTCTATTTTTCTCTATCATCTTGAATATAATGCTCTCGAAGTGCCTGCGCTGAGCGTCAGAAAGTATCTTCTCACCGATGTGCCGTTTGTATTTATCGTACAATGGCTTTATCTGAGGGTGATTGACGTTGATATGGTAGCCGTACTTATTTTGCGGCGCATAAATGGAGTCAATCTCTTTCAGAGATGCACAGCTGAGAGCTTGATCATAGTCAATACGCTTCCCCATATCAGCTACGCCTTACGGACTGATAGAAGTCCATCGCTGCAAGCTCTGACTCTGTCGGTGTATCACCTTTAATGCCTGTCCACCTGTTAAAACCGTTCTCTTCGAGCTCGTCCCTCAGCTTCTGCTCAAAGGGGCGGAGCGCCAGTTCTGCGAAGGCGTTCCAGGCTTCGACGGCGTTCCTGTACTTAGTGCTGCGCTGGCAGTCTTCACCTTGTATCACGGTAGCTGTGCCGCTGACAGGATCACTCTCGAATGCTACATCTCTTATTTTCAGCTTCATCTCAGCTTCCCCAGTACGTCTTTTGATATGGCGAGGAGGCTGTCTCCTGTAACATATACTCGCTGATCGTCTGCGTTCTTCCAGATAATTGTCACATACTCAAGGTCATATGGAGAATGCATTACAAGATGATATGTCATATCCATGATATTGCTGTCTATCGCCTGTGCAAGTGGCAGGAGCTTATCTTTGATAAACGCCCTCTTCTCGTCATAGATCTCGTCGTCAGTCATCATGCCTCAATACCTCCCTCTTTCAGGTCAATGAGTATACAGTTGCAGGTGTCGCGATAAAGCTGTAATTCTGCTTTTATCTCTTCAAGTCTGTCTTCGCAGTGCATTTTCTCGCGGATAAGCTTCTTAAATCGCTGGTATGACAGGTCGATATCAATACTATCGGCAGCAGTTTCCTCAGAAGTGCTGCTCTTTGGCAGCGGAGGCTCAATTATCTCGGGCTTTGTATATGGTATCTTTTCAGCCTGCTCCGCAGGTATTGGTTCGCAAGCTCTCTCCTCGTTGCTCAGAGGCGGAAGCGGCTCAGCAGTCAGAGGAGGGAGTTCCACATCTGGAGGTATACTAAGATCAGCCCACGCCTGCCCGATCTCGTCCGGCTCGGCCTGCTCCTCAACGGTTCCTATTTCCTCAACCGGTGTGATGATCTCCTGTTCCTCTGCGAGCTCGTCTTCAATGCGCTTTTTCTTATGACTGCCGCCGTTGAATATTTTAAGATTAACGCCGTAGTCTTTCAGAATCTCCTTGATAGTAGTTACAGAGGCCAAATGTAGGTCGGCTTCTATCTTTAACTGTTCTTTTCTGTTTTTTGCTCCGAGAATGTTGTTGACGATCTCGGAACGCTCGGACTTCGGTATATCCTCTATTTTCCTGCTCATTTCGGTATCCTTTCTGTGCAGTTGACTGCACAAACTTAGTCTTTCGGGGCCGTTATCTTATCCCAGTCCAGCCCCTGCGATGTGACACTATAATAAAAGCGACGAAGCCCGGCTCGCACTCTCTTCTCATAAGCTTCCTGCTCCTCGGGGGTGCGCTTCGGAATATGTACTCTGATATGAGCTCGAATCTCGCCGTTTTCATATGAGTCATAGCTTACCATGCGTTCCTTCTCGGTCTCGGTTTCCTGCCAGTTTCTGATATCGCCTTTTCTCATAGTATCACCTCTTTCAATGTTTATGTTCGTGTGGGTTGTCTTCTTGTCACCTGCTCCGCCTTGTGGTATAATGTATGCGGAAAGGAGGTGCGAAAAATTGACTGTTATCTGTCCGTTTATAAGTAGTTCGCCAAACTTAACACAATGCCTAAGCAATTGTGCATTAAATATTGACGGCGAATGTGCTTTTGTAAAGATTGCTCAGACATTGCCTGAGGTTGTACCTTCCGACAATTCAGAGCAGCATGATGATCTGCCTGATCTCAGCGGCGATGCCTAAATGCTCCTGAATTGTCAAGTCTTCTTTTTCTGAGAGCTTGGAGAGCAGCTCCATCTGCTTTTCGAGCTCTTTTCTACTCTTCTCGTAAAGTGTCCTTGCTGTATAAGCTCTTATACTCTCCCCGTTCTCTGTATCGGGGCTTTTCTTTTTCCCTTGCTCCATGGTCTCCCTCCTTCCTCTTTTGTGGGTGGTGGTTACTTCTCGGCTGAACGTGGCAAAATTACGCGGTTGTCGTTTTTGTCAACCTCATTTGTAAAAAAAATTCGCTCTTTTTCCTCGTTTGTCAATCTTAGGATTTCACAAAGCTTATAAACCTCTGACGCCTTAAATTCTCGTTTGCCGTTCATTTTCAAATATAACGACTGCCGCGATAGGCCCATTTTAAGCGCAATACTTTTTATAGTTTTGCCACTTGCAGAAATCACTTCGTTAAGGTAATCTATGTCCATTTTAACTCGCCTCCTTATTTGTTGACATTTTTGTCACCACAATCATTATACAACAGGTTTACATATTTGTCAACTTTATTTCGAGTATCATTATATCCAAACTTTCTTACTGCGGGTTGGTCAATTTGACAACTTTCCCTCCGCATTGTAAATTTATGTTGACACTTTTGTAATTTTATGATACAATTTTATTAAGATAGGAGGTGATTGTATGTGCATAGGAGAAAGAGTTAAACAACTTAGAAAAAAGAAAGGTCTCACACAAAGTGAACTTGCTTCACTCTTGGGCTATAAATCTAAATCTTCTGTTGCTCATATAGAAAATGGAAGAGATATTCCTCGCCCAATGGTAGCTACGCTTGCAAACATTTTAGATACTACTCCTGCCTACCTTATGGGCTGGACAGATATTCAAGAAAATGCCAAAGCAACACAATCACCTGCTCCCTCAGATGATGATATCAAGTTTGCTCTGTTCGACGGCTCTGAGGGAGTCACCGACGAGATGTACGACGAAGTCAAGCGCTTTGCAAAGTATATAAAGGAGCAGAAGGAGAAAAAATGACACTGGAAGAGCTGTATGAAACCGCCGCAAGCGAGAATATCGATATATATTCCGCAGCTCTCCCGAAAACTCAGTCCATATCTATAATGGACAGTGATCTCAATTGCTATATTGGTATCGATTATAGCCTGATCCATAGCGAAGCCGAGGAAAAACGCAGGCTCGCTCATGAGATAGGTCATTGCATTAGGGGAGCTTTCTATAATCGATACAGTAAGCTTGATCTGATAAGCAAGCATGAGTACTCCGCCGACAAGTGGGCTTGTGAAACTCTTCTGCCTAAAGAAGATATGCTGGAAGCTTTCAAGCTCGGTTATGTGGAGGTCTGGCAGCTTGCAGAGTATTTCGATGTGCCCGAGGAACTCGTCAAAAAGGCTCTTTGGATACATTTCGATAAAGAAGTTTTGTAAAAGGGGGATATTTTTATGAAAAGAACGCTTTCCGTTGTTTTGTGTGCTGCGCTTTTAGCTTCGCTTGCGTCCTGCTCCGAAGCATCATCAAAGAAAGAAGCTGATATCGACTATACTACTCTTGATTCTACATGGGAGTGCGACTATTTAAAAATAGCTACTAATTCAAACTGGCATGAATATGACAGCATTAGCGGTAATTTAACACTTGTAGACTGGTCTTGGGGGACTGAAGATAATCAACATTATGCCGATTTATCATTATCTCATAATTCGGAATACACAAAACTATCTCAAAACGAAGTGACTGAAAGATGGAATAATTTTAAAAAATTCGCTCTTGATGATGATTTATTAAAAGACGATTATAAAGATGATTTCATTGAGGACACTTTTGTAAAGAACGGACAGGCATATTTAATCATTGATAAAGGTAAAAATGATAAAAAAGAAATTCAATTCTACGCCCACGACCTTCACGGTACTTTTAGTTACAATAATGCTGATACAGAAATTATTATGAGAATGATTGATAGTATAAATTTCTATTAAAAAATCCCCTGCTCCGTGCAGGGGTTACTTTGAATCTGTATTTGTGCATTGTGCATGGTTTTTTGTCAACAGTTAAAAACTCACAATTGCGACTATACAATGCATTTTTCAACTTGCTTAGTTATTTGTATACTGTATAATGTTATTTGTTGTTATTTACTGATATTTATTACCGTGAAAGAGAGATGATCGTATGTACTTGGTTTATCTCCGTAAGTCCAGAGCTGACGGTGAGCATGAGACCATTGAGGAAGTACTCGCCAAGCACTATAAGATATTGCAGGACTACGCTGCCGCTAAGCTGGGCGGAGCTATTCCTGAGGACAGAATATATCGTGAAGTTGTCTCAGGCGAGACTATACAGGACCGCCCGGAAATGAAAAAGCTCCTCGACCGTATTCAGACCGAGGAGATAAAAGGTGTTCTTGTTGTTGATCCGCAGAGACTGAGCCGAGGCGACCTGTCCGACTGCGGTACTATTATCAGAGCTTTCCGCTACACTGATACTCTGATCATCACGCCGCAGAAGACGTATGACCTCGGAGACAAGTTCGACAGGAAGTTCTTTGAAATGGAGCTCATGCGCGGAAACGACTATCTTGAATACGTTAAGGAGATCATGATGCGCGGCAGGATAGCATCTGTACAGGCTGGTAACTACATCGGGAGCGGCTCGCCTTACGGGTATGATAAGATCAAAGACGGCAAGGTCTTCACACTTGCTCCAAACGGCGAAGCAGATGTGGTAAGGCTTATATATCAAATGTGGAATGAGGGCATCGGGACAACAACGATAGCGCACAAGCTTAATGAGCTGCATATCAAGCCGAGGAAGTCAGAGCTGTGGAGCTCGGCAAGTATCAGAGATATGCTGAGGAATCCTGTATATACTGGAAAGATACGCTGGAACTGGAGAAAGACAGTCAAGAAGTTCGAGGACGGTGAGATCGTAGCTTCGCGCCCTCATGCAGCAGCTGAAGATCAGATACTTGTAGACGGTAAGCATGAGGCTATTATTGACAAGGACGTATTCGATGCCGCGCAGGATCGCTTCGGGAAGCTTCCGAAGACAAAGCCGAAGATGAAGCTTAATAACGCTTTCGCTGGAATAATGCACTGTGCTTGCGGCAGAGCTATGACATATCGCCCTGAACCTCGCTGCGAAGATCGCCTGCTTTGCACTAATCAAAAATACTGTAATAATAGATCGGCTATATATGCTGAAGTTGTAGAAGAGGTACTCAGAACGCTGAAAGAGCTTGCGGCAGATGTCCGTGAGCTTATCGACAAACCGCAGAAGTCCAGCGATGCACAAAAAGCGGTCGCTGCTGCGCTTGTCAAAGAGCTGAATGCTCTGGAAACACAACAAGACCGCTTATATGAGTTCCTCGAAAAAGGAATATACACGAGTGAAGTATTCGTAAAACGTAATGCTGCGTTATCGCAGCGCCGCTCAGAGCTTCAAGAGGCTATCGCAGAAGCTAAAGAGCTTGAGAGTGTAGATGTAGACTATAAGCAGAAATATGTAGCTCTAATGAACGCTATACAAGCTCTCGAAGATGATAGCGTAACTGTGGCAGACAAGAATCACCTGCTCCGCTGTGTGATTAAAGATATAACATATCACAGGGAAACTGATATCCGAGGCAAATGGAAAAATATCCCCTTCACACTGGATATTGAACTATTATAGTTATCATTTACATCATTAATGTGCGGATTCGTCAGAACATTAATGATAGATAAGAGTTTTCAACAAAAAGCCCTTCCAAAATACTGGAAGGGCTTTTCTAAATCTAATTTAATTTGATGCGTTAGCTTTTGGCTTTTGGAGATTGCCTATATATCGGCTTGTATTAACTTGCTTATAACTTGCTAATAGACAATTAACGCATTTCGTGCGTTAATTTAGATTATAAAAACACGCGCGTGTTTTAATCTCCGAGAAGTCCACTATACTGATGATCGTCAACTAATACTGAGAATTTGCCGTCGTAGATATCAATGCTTATCTTCGGGCATTTTGGCTTCTCTGGCTCAGCTGGTTTCGGGGGCTCTAAGGTATAGCCGTTCTTTCCTGCCGCCTTTATAGCTGTTGGATAGTCAATATATGCATAGTCGAGATCACATCTGCCGCTTATGCCTGCGACTTTGCCCTTTCCGACTATATCGTTTTGAGTTCCTGTGACTGAATACTGCCATATGCCATACGGCTCTTTATATGTAGTAGAGCTTGCATAGTGCGCGAGCCATACTGCATATCTTGTACGGACGGACTTGTCTATGTAATTTTCGAGGAATAATTTATAAGAGTATATGCCTACCCAGTATCCTGCGGCTTCGAGAGCTTCACAGAACGCTTTGCACATCTCAGTGACTTTACCCATGCCGAGCCGCTGAGAATTTTCCTCAATGTCAAAGTAAATAGGATATTCAAACTTTTTACCTTTGAGGACTTCAATACAAGCTGCCGCCTCATTCTTTACGTCCTCGACGGTTACTGCGTAGCTGTACCAGTATGCTCCTATCGGAATTCCGAGTCGCTTACACTCTGAATAGTTACGCTCGAACTGCTTATCTTTCTGAGAAGCGAGCCTGCCATATCCTGCTTGCAGGATTGCAAAGTCTATCTTCTCTACGTTTTTGACTGTATCCCAGTCTATAACGCCCTGATGCACTGATACATCAATACCCTTTTTCATTTCTTATCCTCCTTTTCGTCGTTGTTTACATTTTTGAGTCTCTTGAGAAGCTTAGTTATCCAGCCTGCCGCATCTGGATTGATTTCGGCATAGTTCTCAAGGATTGATATTGTCTCCATGATAACTATATATCCGAATACGAGGATAGCTGCGACTGTTCCTGTTATTTTGCCGAGCTCGTCAGCCGTGTAGTATCTTCCCAGCTCTTTTATGCCGATTTCGAGCCCGCAGGCTGTAGCCATGACGATTATCTCGCCGATTTTATTTAAGCCGCCCTTGCGCATCTTTGTGCTCGAGAGCGTTCCTGTGGTATATCCTTTGATTATTCCTGTTATGAAGTCCGACGCCGCCAGTCCTGTGACTATAGCGAGCATAATTAAATACTGCATTGCATATCCTCCTTTTTGATTTGGCAGGGACATTTCTGTCCCTGCCTGAACTCTTTCAAATTACCTTTTTATTACTTTAACTTTGGAATAATACGTGTAAATAAGTCAATGAGCTGTGGCACATAATATCTGCGATATCCACCTTCATCAGGGTGACAACCATCAGGGTGTGTTGATGAACCGCCATTTAAATATGCTTCGTTCAAATACCATACATAGCCATTTAGCCCTCCTTCGGCATAGCAGTCATAATAAGGTATCGAATACTTATTGAGAATTGCTATCATTTTTTCACGCATTTCCGCAAATGTATAACCAGCGGTATTAGCAGTGTAAGCCGTACCAACAACCTTATGTATAATTACAAAGCAAATTGGTACACCTGTCCAACGTGCGATTGCTTGCCTTATGATAGCCTCTAATGCACCGCACACTGTTGTTGTATCAAGTCCCGTGATTGAACTTGTATAGTCTGTTTCTGAGAAAGTGCCTAACGGTACATTGTTCCAGTAGTCATTAATACCTCCCTCAAAACATATCAAATCTCCGTCATACGGCATATTCGTAACATCTGTACATATATTATGCTTGCCCTCTACTACTGCAAGTGTACCACCGCTTACAGCACGATTATCATAGAAACAGCCTGTTTCGTCTGCGATAAGTTTTGCATACCCTCCGCCATTGGCTGAGAAGCCTGTTAATCTGCTTTCGCATATTGAATCGCCGTTATAAAGAATTTTCTTTCCTTTGAGAACTTCTTTGTTAGGCTCTGCGTATTCATGCGATACACTCCAATATACAGGCTCGCAAATCATAGGTTCAAACTTTATGCTGTTAACAGAGCCGCTTATCTGAATATAGAGGTTTGTTTTCTTTGTAGTTGATGAAATTACTGCTGAATTTCCTGTATCAATACATATAGTAGTCCACGGGCTTTCCGCCATTTCACAGTGTATAGAAGCACCGCTTACGGCAGGGCTGCCACTCAATATACAAGTTGCTAAGTCTGCAATGCTTTTTGCTGAAAAAAGGAAGAAATTAGCGTTACCGCTTGTTAATGTGCTGTTCACAGTGATGGTATAGTCATCATTAACGGTGAATGTTGTGTTATTCAAAGTATAGACATTATCCGCCCAAGAGCCAGATGTGTTGATTTTCTTTAAACTCGATAAAGTATAGTTAAGCCTGTTCTTATGGGGGTTGATGACAGCGTTTGTCGCATTGCCAATATTTGTGGTCTTTGCCTGTTCCAATGAAATATTGTTTTTATTCGTATCTATTTGTTCGACGTCTTCTGCTGTGATGCCCGAGTTTACAGCTGCAAGCTGCTCAGTTGTGAGTGCTGATTGCTTGCCATTCCATGTTGACTTCTCGGCATCGCTGACGGCTCTATGTGTACTGTCATAGTTGATATATGCAGGATTCAGCTTGTTGATTGCTGAAAGCTCTGTCTGCAAGCCTGATACAAGGTCAGCAACACTAAACTCAATCGTGTTGCCGTTCTGCAATGTGAGAACAACTTTTTTAGTCTGACTATTGTATGAACCGTTGACAACAACACTTTCCAGAGGCAAGTCAATTGTCTGAGCCGTACCCAAATCATTGCCGTCTTGGTCTATAAGCTGCCCTGTAACAACAAAAGTCGAACTGTTAATAGTAAGCCTAAGAGCCGATGCGTATTTAGTTGTATCAGGAAGAGCTGAAACATCAGCTGCCGATGTAGGCACTGTGATGTTGATAGTTTTATCAGTAGCCTGATTAGATGTGAAACTATCTACAGTTGTACCGTTTTTCTGAATCGTAATAGTAGCATTATTTACAGTGGCGCCGCCACCGCCGCCCGAAGAAGCACCTGTTTTCTTTGCCTTAAGCATTGAATACAGCTCACTCATTGCCGTCGCCTCCTGTCTGTGTCTGTTTTATCCATTCGTGCACCGAGTTGAGACCATAGAACTCACCTGTGTTTATGATCCATGCAATTGAACCCATTACCATTTCAGTGCCACTTATGGCGTTATATGCTGGAATGTCAGAGACAGCATCGCAGTCTATTTCGACCTGTACCAGACTTACGCCCTCTGAGCCTTTTTTGAATCCCATAAATTTAGAACTTCTGAGTTGATACATTATAATTCCTCCTTATTTATGCCCAGCTGGACCATGCCGAGCTGGTATAGTAACGTGTGACTCTTGTGCCGTCGATAGCTTCGGCGATCTGGATGGAGTCCGTCGAGCTTGTCTTATAAGCTCTCACGACTCCTGCGAGAGCGCTGCTGCCTGTTATCTCGGCAGCGAGCTCTCCAGTCATAGTGCCCTCAAAAAATGATGCAAGGGCTGTATTGTCAATTGAAGCTGTTGAGGCTGTAGGCGTGACGGCTGCTATGCCGTCCTCCTGCGTTTTGAGAATTGTATCCAACGAAGTGAAGTTTTCGTTGTATGGTGTCTGGCTTGCTGGATCGCTGTCAGCTGGCAGCGTAAAATTATAGTTAGTTGTTGAGCTCACCATTTTCAATCTCCTCCCATTTGTACTTTTTAACGTCTGCCCATGTATAATTCTTCATACCGTTCCAATACTTCATGGATTTGAGCTTGACGTTTTCGATTTCGGTCTGCATATTCTTGATAGTCTGAGCTTGCTTTGCCTCGACTGAGCCATTCGGGACTATCGTCTGAGAGCATACGGGCGAGCGAATAAAGCTATTCGGAGCATTTCCGAGAGTTATCTGTATAGCTTCGCCTGTGAGCTCGTTCCTTTTAATAGAGACTATTTTCAAGTCTACATCAATGCCCATCTGCTCAAAGTAAACTGTTCCCGTGTAGCCGACGTCCATGTTTTGCAGATTCAAGAAGTCCTTATACTTCGGATCACTCTTGATATTTGCAACACTGACTTCAATTGATACCTTCGGAGTGTTTACCGTCTGCCAATAGTTGAAGCCGTCAGCTTCAAGGCACGCCATCGGATCAGGTGTTTCGGGCGGATAGGTGAAGTGTATGCGCTTTGTCTTGTTATGGTGTATTATCCACTCTGAGCCCGTATAAGCTATGCCCCATAAATTACCAAAGTTATCCTCGCATATGAGCTCGGTTATCCATGATGAAAAGTCTATCTTGTAGGATATCTTTGTCATGTCCGTGCCATAGCGTATCTGGAAGGCAGGAGTGGCAGGGAGATTCTCCTGTACCGTGTTAATAGATATATGGAAGTTATCACGGTACAGATGCCCTCCGTAGCGATTAGCGAAGCTGTTATCATCGCCATAGAGTGCACCTGTGACTGTCTGATCGTGAAAGTCTCCTACGAGCTGCCCTGTGATGTCAGACGTGAGCTCAAATGTATACTCATACGGCGTTGGCTCTTGAGTAGGTATCAGCGTTTTGCTCGCCTGTATTATCTCATATTCAAATGCATTACCCGTAGTTACCTCGAATGTAGCATCACCAATAAACGAATCATTAAGGTCATATGTGATATGATTTGCATGAGCTTTGATGTACTGTTGATTTGCGTCACAGTATATCTCTGTCTCGTCAATTCGGAATATTTGACCATTTACCTTGATGCAATTCTGACCAATAATATACGTCCATTTTCCATATTGATCTATCGGATGCGTGAGATTGATATCCCAGCGTCCCCTCTCTACCTTGTATGATGTTACTTCGGATGGAAAGAGAATTGCTACGCCGTTATGATCGAAGCCAGTCTGAGGCTCATATATATCATATACGCTTATTCTGTCCGCTCTCTCTATGGGATAGATAACTGGCGGCACGTATACTGGATAGCTGAAAAAAGGGAGAAATGGGATTCCGCCATTAAGATGACTCTCTTGTCTCCATGTCCACTTGTCTTGATATGATGCTGAATTATACTGAGAATAGCGGTAATTATCATCGGCAATGTAGTCGAAGCTTTTATTTGTCAGGAATGTTGTATTTGCTAAATCTGCTTTACTTGCTTTATATACAATTCCTGAGACATTCAAAACTTGATTGAATCGTGATTCAGAATTTCCATTATTTGTTACAAATAATGAGCCTTTCCCTGCTGCGTTTGCATCTGGTTGTATTTTTATTCGATCAAATGTGCAATTTGCGCCTGTAAGCACTTTAATATTAAATATTGTTGATATTAATTTTAATACTCCTACATAGGCAGATTCTGGAGACGTCCATTGCCATTCGCCTGAGCCCTCTGATAGGTCAATCGTGCCTGTTATGTAACAACAATAGTATGTGCCTACATCATACGGCGATGAGTTTCCGTGATTTATGCCGAATAATAAGCTGTTATTGCCTGCTCCTGTCTTGGTCCATTTATAGTCTATGTGAATTTCGCAGTTCCTTGCATTAAGTGTTGGTATTCGCGGAGCATAGTCTTGACTGCGCATATAGATGATTGACATATATGCGATATTACAAAGTGCAAATGTACCTAAGCCAAAGTCAAACGCATTATCATACCTGTCTGTATATGCTGTATCGTGCGATTCGTACCAAACATCATATAGATAGCAGTTCATTAAATAATAAATAAAGCGAATATTGCCCTTGCATGATTTATAAAAATTAATATGATTAATTGTCACGTTTTTGGCTGTTGTTATTCCCCAGAATGAGCCATTTCTGAATACATAGTAATCATTAATATTTGATACATTAATCGTGTTAATCGTCCAGCCGTTAAAATCGACCTGCGTACAATTGCAGTTGATAGCCGAAGTAATACTAATTGTATCAATAGTATTGTCGTCAGAATCTGCAAATTTAATATACTTGGTATAGTTGCGGAGTGCTGTGAGGCATTCTTCCCACGAATTTACAATAACGGGATCATCTGCTGAATTTCCTGCCATCAATACCACCTCTCAGTCATCGTGAGCGAAGCTGCCTGCACATTCAGAACTGTAAAGTAATTTTTGCCAGTGTGGAGCCGTGCAAAAGGTCCTTTTGTATTCTGCGTGCAGGCGACTTTATCGCCGTTCGGCTTTGTGTAGTACGCAAGCTCGCCCTCGCAGTCAAGTGATATACTATACGTGCTCGGATAGCCTGCACTGACTATCTCCGTCGGTGTTGTTACTATCATGTCTACGCCGTTGCAGGTGACTGTTGTCGTCGCCTGCGATGCTATTATCGTGATAAGAGGATCTACAAAGGCAGTTCCTGTATTATTAACCTCGACTGTATCGCCCATGATACTCTGTGACTTCGGAGCTGTTGCATACGCAAACGGCTCGGCTCGGAAGGTGATAGGGAATTCTGCCATCATAATAGCTTTACAGTCAGGATCAAGTTCTTCAACATAGACATTTAACTGCTCATCAGGTGACGTTGATATAACAAGAGTGCCATATTCGCGCAGTGTATCATATACTTCTTTAACTTTTGCAGGAGAAGCATCACTCATACAAGCTTGTATAGTAAAGCTGATATTCGGATACCAGTCTTTTGTGTATGGTATCTGTCGAGGACGTCCAGGAATAGGAGTGAACTCGGTCTCAGGCAGCCATGTCGGGCGGACTATCGGCTTTGTGATGATAATTCCGAGAGTATTGCTTGATACTCCATTAAATGTGAATGAGCTCATATCAGCGCCCCTTTCCTATATTTTCTCGCTTTTCAGCTGTAGCCAGCCTCTGAGCGAGCCTGTCTACGTCGTAGTCATTGCTTACAGTTGCACTGACATAGTTATTATAGTGATTGATAATTGTATCTCCACCTGCTCCGACAGGAGTGTTCGTGGTTGTTCTTGTAAGTGGTGTAACCTTGACACCGCCGTTCATGACCTGCAAGAGTTCGGGGCCTGCTTCGGCGACGATGCCTTGCTGACCAATGTTCATAAAGGTTCCGGTTGCGTTGTTCGTAAACCACTTCTCCCTCATCGCAACCTCCACATCTCCCGGAGAGTTGATGGAATGCTTATTGATAGGATCAGACGCCCAGTACAAATCTTCGAGATATTCCTGATATCTGCTCTTGAAGTTATAACCGAAGACGTCTCCGAGTTCGTAGCCTTTTTCAATTGCCCACTGAAGCAGAGCCTGAATATCGAAGCCGCTATCAAGCTGAGCCTGATACTTCTTTGTGAACTCGTCTGTAAACAGCCCGCCGACGTCTTCACCGCTTGCTATGCCCCAGAGAAGGAGTTCCGATATGTTATACCCTTTGTCGAGCTGATCCTGTACTATCTTAGTGTAGTCCTCCTGGAATACGTCTCCGACGTCGAGACCTGCCTCCTTCGCCCACTTGGCAAGCTCGGTTATGTCAAAGCCGTCATCGAGCATTTTCTGCACGTTCTCGCGAAAAGTCTCATCGAAGGCTTCGTTTGCATCAAGGCCCGCGAGCCTCGCGGAGTTTACGACCTCGCCCATCTCCTGCATGATGGCGTTAGCTTCCTTCTGCCGCCAGTTCTTGGAGTAGAGCTCTATATCCGAGTATATCTTTTCAAGACTTGCCTTGTACGCCTCTTTCCTTTCATCAAGGCTGCTCTTCGTATCTTCGAGGATTTCTTTGTTCGCGTTTTTCTCTGTGTAGAGGATATCCTTTACATCGTCGTATCTCTCCTCGGCAAAGGCTTTTTCTGCGTCATCAAGGCGGTGCATATAGTCGATAGTGCTGTTAAAGGCCTGTAAAGCTTCCGACCTATATTGGCTATTTTCCATAACGGCTTGCTTTGCATCAAGATAAGCTTTCGCGGCGGCAGCAGCTTCATCCGTGCCCCACATTTCGCTGTTGCTCTTGCCGAAGGCACGGGAGTCTTTATACTGGCTTAGATACTCTTCAGCTGTGATTTCATCACCTGCCAGAGCTCGGAACTGCTGCTCTGCTGTGTCCATATCAACTCTCGCAGTAACTAACTGAGCATCGAACTTTTCATATCTCGCCTGAGCTTCTGCGTTCTGCCGCATCATTGCCGAGTTCATCGCCATGTACTGATCGACAAGGGCCTGCGCCTTTTTCTTCTCGATCACTTTGTCAATCTCTGACGCAAGCGTCTTGTAGTTCTCAATCTGATTGCCGGTCATGGTGTACTCGGTGCCGAGAGCACTATTGAGCTCGCCGAGGATATACTCAGCTCGCTTCTTGTCGGCTTCCTTGACTTTTCCTGAAGCGTCTGCGAGGCTGTCCAGTTCTTTCCAGAGGTCTTCGGTGCGCTTAGACTCGTTCTCGATATCGCGGGCGCGATCGTTGAAGTCGTCCTTCATTTTCTTGATCTCTTCGCGGGCAGCATCTGCGGCTTCCTGCTCCGCTCGGAACTGCTCAGCGACCTCGGCGGATATATCCGTCTCCTCTTTCTGAGCGACTACAAGAGCGCCGATTGCGACGGTAAGACCGACAATTGCTGCTGTTACTGCTACGGCGGGATTTGCAAGCATTGTTGTGTTCAGGAGCTTAGTAGCTCCCTCGGCGGTATTCATCGCTGTAGCAAGTCCCTTGACAGCTTCTGCGCCCTTCAGCGCAGTGCTGGCTATCTTCCACGAGGCATAGGCAGCGCCTACTCCCTTGATAAGCGGAAGCATTTCCTCACCGAACTTGATGATCTTCGGGAGATCGTCGACGCCCTTACTTACAAACTTTTCTACCTTCGGGAGTACAGCTTCTCCGAGCTGCGCGAGCTCAAGCTTGAGATTGTTTAGAGCAACCTTAGCTTTATCAGGTGCGTCCTGAGTAGCCTCATAGGTATCATTGACTACATTGCGCATATCTGTATAGCCTGCGGTAAGATCGTCGAGACTGAAACGCTGTTCTCTGATAGCCTGCGTCATAGGTGCCGCGCCCTTCTTGCCGAATAGATCAGTTGCTATCTGTAGCGCTTCTGTCTCGTCCTTGGCTCCCTTGATACGCTCCATAGTGTCACCGAGAGCGTCGGTCATCGTCTTACCCTCGGCTGTAGCCTCCTGCTGTGCCTTTTTCAAGCCTGCAAGAGCTGTCGACGTGTCTATACCGTTAGCCTCGAACTGTCCGAGGAGCTCCGCGCTCTGTCTGATGTCAAGGCCTAATTCCTTGAATGTCGCAGAGTTGCTGAGAAGCTCCGACTCTAAGCTGTTGAGGTCCTTGCCCGTGCGCTGTCCTACGTCAGTAAATACATCAAGTACACTTGTTGTGTTCTTTGTATCCTCCTGGAAGGCTTTCATAATGCCAGCAACATTGCGGACACTGCCGGCGACCTGCGTATCGTTCACCTCAGCATACTTTAGAAAATACGCCGTCAGGCTTTCAAGCTCGTCTCCGGTCGCTGCGAATCTTGTATTAATTTCTCCCACGGCAGTGCCGGTATCCGACATTTCGACAGGAAGGGCACCGAAAACGCTATCAGCGACGCTCTGGAGTTCTTCAAGGCTCTGCCCTGTGGCTCCTGTCTTCTTGATGATAGTATCATAGCCTTCGTCGATTTCTTCCCATGCCTCTTTCGCGGAGGACATTAGCTTCTCAAAGCCGTCTGCTGCGAGCTGTGCAACTGCTCCCTTGAGGACTGTGAAGCCCTCGGCAGAGCTCTCCGCGGTATTCCCCATCTTGTCGAGGTCCCCCGATGTCTTGCCAGCTTCTCCGCCCAGTTCGTCGATGCGCTTGCTCGCATCTTCTGCCTGATCTCCTAACTTCTCAGTCTCGGCTCTTACTTTCTCAAGCTCTCGCTCAAAGGCACGGTACTGTTCTTCGCCGATATCTCCCTTTTCAAACTGCCTTGTTACCTGCTCCTGAGCATCTTCAAGGAGTTTTAGCTTTTCCTTTGAACTTTCGAGAGTTTTGTTGAGGAGCTCCTGTTTCTGCTGCCAGAGTACGGCGGAGTCAGGGGCCTCTTTGAGAGCACGATTGACTTCGGACATCTCAGCACGAGCATTCCTGCCTTTTTTCTCGACGCTTGATAACGCTGTTTCAAGCTTTGTTGTATCGCCTTCGTACTGTATAGTAATACCTTTGATCTTCTTACTCGCCATTCTTACGCCTCCTTGCAATGGCTGAACTGCTACCAAGCTTCTCGCGGTCAGGCTCTGTTGCTGATATAGCCTTCGCGTGCTCTAACTGGTCAATACCCTCAGCAGTACGGCTATAGTTCCATATAATCGCATCACGATACAGCTTCCAGAAATCTGTGATAGGCAGGCCCCATACTTCAATAAAACTCATGCATGCATACTCGGCGACTGCTTTTATATGTGTCGTGGTGCAGTTATACGGAATTACAGTCTGTGCAGTTGACTGCACAGGCGGGGCTTTGTATTCAGGCGTTTCTTTGAGCTGAGCGAGCCATGCTCCGAGCCTGACTTCGAGCGCAATTATATCCAGTGCTGAGAGCTTGTCACGCACTGTTATTCCCTCGATATTTCGCGCAAGGTAGCTCTCGACAGCTTCAATCTGCTCATAGTAGTTAACTGGGGTGAAAATCCCGTCGCATTCTCTGACTGTCGGTATTCCTATCGTCAGGACCTGTCCCCCCATTTTAAACTGAAATGCCTGCATTTTTACCTCCGTTTATGAAAAAAGGCGAGCCGAAGCTCGCCTCATACTATGACTCAGCTTCGGCCTGAGTCTCATTATCTTCTTTCTGCTCCTCTTTTATGAGGGGCACTCCACGGCGATTTCTATTGGTGGAGAGTTCTTCGAGCCGCTCTGCCGTGGGCTTGAGCCCTCTGCGCGGATAAGTGTCGCCAGGAAAGTACTTTCGACGATTATCCAGTATATCCTCGAAGTACTCAAGTACCTCGTACTTCATATCATGCTCCTGCGTCTATGTTATTTTCATCGATTACGAGCAGATGACCGTCACTGAACGGCTCTGCCTGAATTCTCGGAGTGATTGTTGTCGGCTGACCGGGCTTATATGATGCTGCGAATCCGTTGACATTCTTGCCGATCATTGTGTAGCGCACATCGCCCTTGACCTTGTCCTTATGTACAGCACGGAATATATAAGTCTTTCCGTTAGCGTTAGCGACTCCGCCGATAAGTGTGCGGCGCTTCGCAGTTGCTCCCGTTCCTGAGACTGTTGCAGATGCTGTCTCGATGAGCTTGGATATTGTATCACCGTTCCACGTGATCATTCCATAGCTCATATATCCGTTGTCGTCGGTCATCTCGTTGCGCGACGCTTTGCCGTCATCGCTCTTGACCGAGAAGTAGTTGGTCTGATACTCGAACTCTGCACCGTCCTTGGTGCGTCCGATAAGGTTAGCGTCTACCTCGATGGTAGCATCTTCGGGAATGTCCGATATTGCTGTACCGGTCCACTCTGTGACATATACATCCACCGAACCAAGAGCGATACGATCTTTCTCCTGTCTGTATGTAGTGTTATCAGGCATTGCTATTTTCCTCCTCTATGTACTGTATTGTGCGGAACGAGAATACTGTAAGCAGCATTTCCTCGTCCTCGAGAGCTGTGTCGCCTTCCTTGTCAATCTCTACCTCGCGGAAAAGATTTTCAAGCCTGCGCTCCAGCTGAGGATCCTTATCCTCTGTGTAAAGCTCTATCGTGATTTCAACATCACGATAAAGGTTGAAATTGTCGGCGCCTGTTATTTCGGTGCCTGACTCGTAATATACGATAAACGGCAGCTTCTGAGCTTTCTTAAAGCGCAAGTATGCTACCGGTAAGCCAAGCGACAGGAGTCTGTCGCGGATCTCTTTCAGTTCCATCACAGCCCCTCCATCAGCTTGTCTATTTTCTCTTCAGCGTGTTCCTCTGCTATCGATATATGAGGAATCGCAGGAGCGTTTCCGACGATTCTTTTAGTGCCGTTTCTGACGACATGGCCGTTCTCAAGCAGATGCGTGAGACCGCCTTTTGCATTGTAGATTGTCACTCTTGTGACACCGCGCTCTTTCTCAACGAGGCACTTCCACTTCTTGCGGTAGTCACCTTTTTTTAATTTCTTGCTGCTTCCCTTATAGACGGGAGAGAGACGCTTGAGCTCCTCGACCGCATTGTTAGCGATATCGACGAGACCGTTTTCCATCTCTTCCACGACTTCCTCGGTCATGGTTCTCGTCGCCTCAGCAAGAGCCTCAACGAACTCGTCGGGAGTAATGATCTCATTCATGATCTTCCTCCCTCTGAGCCTTGATGATAAGCAAAGAGTCAGCTTCGGCGAGGTTGTCAATGCTTACTATGTCGTAGTAGTGCCCTCTGTATTTGATACGATAGCAATCTGTAGTCATATCTTCGAGCTTGCTGCAATAGCGTATCTTAAAATTCTTGACGGACTTTTCACGCGGTTCCTTGGCGTTGTGTTCCTCTTTGTCAGAGTCGCCCGTTACCGCTGCCCAGCATGAGTGATAGTCAGTCCAGCCGGGAAGCTGATTTCCGATCGTGTCAAACTGCTCCTCCGAGCTTGCCTGCTGTATCGTGATACGCTTATTCAAGCGCCCTGTGTCTGTTTCAAGCTTCATCGTCCGTCATCTCCTGCTCCGCTTGCAGCTGCGCAATGATAGACCTTATCGTGTACTGAGCTTTATCTCCTGCTTTCTCTACGGAGTAGCTGCGTTTCTCGTAGAGCTCTGTGATTATAGCGAGGGCGAGCAGTCTCACCCTCGCGTCCACGTAATCGCAGGAGCCAACAGCTGCTTCGATGTACTTAGTAGCGACATTAGCCATAAGCTGGATAATGTTGTCGTCGTCGTCAAAGTCGACCTTTAAAAACTGCTTAATAAGTGTTAGCTCCATGAGGTTCTCCTTTCCGACGACTTATTTATCAGCCGCCCTGCTGTTCTTCGTTTGCTTCCTGCGCGGCAAGTATCTCGGCAATGATCTCTGCCTTAGTTGTTGCTGTAAGTGTTATTTCCAGCTCCTGAGCGAGAGCCTTGAGCTGGGCTACGGTGAGAGCTTCGAGTTCTTCCTGTGACAGCTCATTGTCGCTGTTAGTGTCAGCCTCTTCGAGCGTCATTGTCACGGATTCCTCTTCGTCATCACCTTCCTGGCTCTCGCTTGTCATTCCCCCAGGCTGAGCTTGCCGAAGCAGTAGCACTTATCGGAGGAATCAGCCTGTACTACATCTACCCACTCAATAAGGCGGCAGATTGTTGTGTTGCTCATAAAGCCGGCTTCCTTAGAAGATGCGAATGAGATGTTATCCAGATCGACGAACTGAACGCCGTCCTCGATATCACCATAGTATATAGGAGCGACATTGTTTGTCGTATCGCTCGGAATCATAGCGTTTGAATATACTTCGATAGGATAGCCCATAAAGAGCTTACGTGTAGGCTGTGTCGGATCTGGCTGAAGTACAGGTCTACCGTTAAGGTCAAGCGCCTGATCAAGCACATTAAAGCCGTCCTGATTGGTTACGATCTTTGTGTTATAAAGCGAACCAGGATCGAGGTCAACATTGATAGAAGCCTTAAGTGCTGCCCAGTCGCTGAGATTCTTTGCGGTCTTGTTTGCTTCAAGCTTTGCCTTTGCCATAGCATTTTCTGTGATAACTGCTTTTTTTGCGAATCTTCTCACGATGTAGGCGATAAGGTCGTTATCAGTAAGTGAGAGAAGTGTGTTGGAAATCTTAATGAAAGCACCTTTTTCTTTGAGCGACCAGCTCACAGGACTGAATACAGGATCAGTCGCATATGTGCCGTCAGTACCGTCTGTAAAGTCGATAAGGCCTTCTGTTTCATCATTGTCTGAAGGATAGCTACCTGTGAGAGCAGTTGTCTTCAGATAGCCACATACCTCTCTGAGGCTTCTGAACTGGCGGAGCTTCTCCTTGATCTTGGTACGGATATCCTGAGGAAGGATATAGCCCTCACCGTGCTCGCCGTTAGGATATGTTACCGATGGAAGGAGCAGAGCATCTTCTGCTTCTGTAAGCTTTGTTCCCGAGAGCTTCTTAAGAGCTGCTCGGATAAATGATGCGTTTTCCTTCGTCTGAATCGCATCGTTCTTAGCTTCACCATCGTCCAGTGTAGGCTGAGGAATCTCGAGATTTGCTGAAAGCTTATCGAGAGCCTTCTGCTTCTCAATCTTATCTGCAAGCTCCTGAGCCTGCTTCTGCACCTTGTCGGCGTTCTCAAGATCGTCCTTATCGAGGTAGTCCTGAGCTGTGTTAACGAGTACTGCAAGCTTTGCCTGCATCTCTTCAATTTTCGACATAGTCATTTTCCTTCTTTCTGTTATTTTTATTTGAGTAGCCTCAGGACGTCGAGCGACATCTGTAGCTTTCTCTTGCGGTTTTTAATAGTCTCGTCCTCCTTGGGTTCCGGAGACTTCGGCTGTGGTACAGGCTCCTGCATAAGAGCCTCGGGAGTATGCTTGTACATCTTGTAGCTGTCTGATATGCAGGCAGCTACGGGCTCCGTGTCAAGGAGTTCGATATTGAAGTATTCTGCCGCCTGTTCCGCAGTAAGCCACGTCTCACGGTCTATCATGCTCTTGATCTTATCCTCGGTGGTACCGTTGACGGCATGAGCCTTATAGACGTTGATGATAGACTGTTCACAGGTGTTGAGGGCCTCGATAGCCTTCTTGAAGTCGTTAGCATTGCCCCAGCAGCCACTCCACGGCTTATGGAGCATAAGCTGCGCGTACTTAGGAGCTACGACCTTATCACAGGCAAATGGAATAATTCCTGCAATACTTGCAGCGATTCCGTCGATGTGTGCGATTTTCTCACCCGGATAGCGTGAAATTATGCTGTAAATAGCAAGTCCACCGAAGACATCACCGCCTCCGCTGTTGACATAAACATCAAGCTTCTTGTGTCCGCCGCCCTCGGCTGTGAGCTCGGCGAGAAAATCGGCGACGTCCTGAGGAGCTTTATCCTCCTCGAACCACTTGCTGATCCATGTGGCCGAGCATATATCACCGTAGAAGCGGAGCTCTGCGCTCTCATCGTCTGTACTGTCATAGATCATATAGCCGCAGTCCTTGACTGCACCTGTTTTGAGGTCCTTGTTCGTAAACTGATACTTTTTCATTTTTTCTCACCTCCTTATAGTGGCACATAGTCTACGGCTTTGGTGTTCTTCAGCTCGACGCTGAAAACATGGTCGAAGTTATATATTCCGATCCATGCACCCTTCTGCTTGACGATAACAGCCTTGCCGTCGTAAGCGTAGTCGTCCCATTCTCCTTCTTTATAGGCGATGGTCTCACCGCTCTTGAAGGTGATCTCTATTCTGTCAGCATATTCCATTTACTTGTTCCCTCCTTTATCATACTGCGAACCGAGCATATCCAGTGGGATTGCTGAGCCATTGCCGATGATAAGCTTATCGGTTCCGGGTATGAACGGCAGGTTCTCACGCTTTCGAGCTTCTGCGATCTGCAAGAAACCACCCGTGATGCCTGTCTGGTATGCCTTGTAGCGAGCCTCGATGTCAGCTCTAAGATAAACGTCGGCATTTGCCTTGATGAAGAGCTTCTCCTGCTCTTCCGTGCTGAGAAGCTTGTATGTAGCCTCCTGCTCGAAAGCAGTGAGGACGTTCTGCATCGTGTCACTGTAGAACGCTCTGTTCTGCTGCTCGATGTTGCTGTATGTACTCTTTTCCATATCGTTGAGCTGAAAACTCTTGACTCCGAATGCATTAGCAATATGTCGAGTAGTAAGACCGTTAAGCTCAAAGAACTGTGAGTTCACGAGCTTGGTCTCAAGCTGCTGAACGCCGAAGTCCGTCGGTATTGGAATTACATTACCGGCGTTATGAGCACCTCCAAGATTTGCGAACTTCTTTTTGATCTGAGCTGAGCGAACCTTGTCAAGATCACCTGTATAGGTCACTATGATAGGATCTTGTAAGCCGTGACTGTACTTTTCATTCACGACCTGCTGTGCGTATTTCTCCTGGCTGAGAACATCAACGAGGTATTTTTGTATCGAGTTACCCTTGATGCCGTCCGTAGAGAAGTATTTATGATGTACTATCCTGTCAGACGTGTATATTGTCTGGCGTGAGCTTCTTGGATCAGTGTACAGGTAGTACACTGAGTTCGGTGAGCTGAGTATGCCTGCATTATCAACTATTATCTCGACATAGTTGCTGTCCAGAAGATATATTTCTTCGATCTTTCCGTGATTAAAACGATATACCCAAAAATTGTTGCCTGTGCTCAGTCTCTGGAATTCCGACGCCCACAGGAAATCATGAGCCGTCATGAACCGGTTCGGGCGAAGCTTCAGCAGCCTGTTAAGGTGATGCTGTGTCTCCTTCGCTCCGTCACCGTCGTACTCGTAGACCTTGAACGGCACCTTAGCAAGGGAGTTGCAGCGTATCAGCATACAAGCATAGTACGTCGCAGCGTTGAGATTATTTTTCGCAAGGGCACTCGAAAAGCCCTGTTTGTTAAAAAACTCATTGAGCTGTTGTAAAGTGACGACACCTACAGGCTGTTCTTGCTCCGTGGTGGCCGCCGTTTCCTCCGTTGCCTGCTCCGTGGGAGTCTCCACTTCGTCGGCTATCTTTTTTCTGCGCTTGAACAGCGACATCTTATCACCAGCTTTCACTTTCCAGCCACTTGTCCACGTCTACGGGAGCAGTGACGAATACATGATATAAGGCGAGCTTGAATGCGCAGAGAGTAGCGTCCACCGGGTCCACTCGGCGCTTCGTTGCGTCCTTGTCTATTTTGATTAGCCCGTTATTAGTTCGCACTACGGCATTGCCGATAGCGTAATTCAATAGCGGATTATTGATAAATATTACATTCTGACAGTATACCTGTTCACGGAAACCTGCTGTGCTCTCGTTGAGAGACTTATGCGACTGATATACTTCCACTACGTCGTAGCCTTCATCGCTGAGCTCAAGCATGAGCTTGCTCGCGTTCGCAGGATCGAAGCATAGTGACTGTATCACGAGGCCCTGAGAGCTACAGAAGCCGCGGACGTAGTTCATAACGGCATTCTGATCGACGATCTCGGTATTTGTCACCGTCAGCCAACCGTTACGCTCCCATGCGTCATACGGCATCTTGTCAACTCTGCATCGCTCTACAAGCTTCTCGCGATTCGGGATAAAGCTGTGCGAGAACAGTATATATTTCACTGTTTCACCGTCTTTATATGGAATAATGAAACTTACCGAGGTAAGATCTATCTTTGCAGACATATCGAAGCCTACATATACGGGAAGTCCTCTGATATCGACGGGAAGCTTGCTGACCTTGCAGCGGTTCCATTTCGCCATATCCATATAGCCGTTGATTTTCGCCTGCACCCAGACGTTGAGGACCTTAGTAAGAAAAGATATGAGTTTTTCGGGAATCTCTTTTGCTATGATATAGTCGTCGTGCATCAGCTTGCGTCCTGCCGCATATGATGATCGAACAGGATTCGCCATTTCCACGAGTTTGTCATATGTCTCGTCACTGAGCTCGATGTCAGGATCTGCCTCGAAGATATCTATGAGATATTCGTCATTGACGATCTCGGGCTTGTCAGGATCCAGGACATCACTGCAATACATATACTCCTGCTGATAGCAGGGACAGTTGAGGTCCTTTCCGGCAGTTGTAATTATAAGCAGCAGCGGCTCTTTTGTGTTTGAACCGAGCCCGAGATCGTAAAATTCAGTCGTCGGATGCTGATGATATTCATCGAGTATAAGAAATGCCGGGTTCGTACCGTCACCGTTCTGCCCGTCCTGCTTACTCAGCGCTACTATGAAAGAGCCTGTTTTTCGATGCGTGACTCTATTTGCCGTGCAGTTGAACTTTCGTGCAAGTGGACTTCTTTTGAGCATATGCTTGCATTCTTCAACAATAATCTTAGACTGTTCTCTCTTGGTACCAGCGCAGTAACCTTCGTAATGTTCCTCATTTCGGGTACTGCCGCATGACATCTCGTAAAGGGCGACGCCGCCGAGTTCCTGCGACTTAGCGTTCTTTCGTGCCTCTTCCTTGAAGTACTTAGTAAATCGACGAAGATCATCGGATTTTCTCCGCCAGCCATAAAGCTGACAGAGAGTGAAGCGCTGCGCAGTTATGAGCTCTATGCTCTTGCCGGCAAGGACTCCCTTGCTGTGTCGGAGGTAGTGGAACCACTTGACAATAGCACTCGCCTGTTCCTCGTCCCAGTAATACGGATAATCATTATCTTCGTCAAGTTTGTTGAGGTCTGCCAGGAAGCGCTGGCAAGCCCACTTATGCTTACGGCAGCTTACCCTTTCGCCGCTTATGCACTCAGCTGCGTATCGTTCCAGCTCTTGCCTGATCGTCATCAGATATCACCGAACTCCTCTTCGATGCCTGCCTCGATCTCAGGAAGCTTCGCCGCCGCAAACTTCAAACGGCTGTCGATAGATAAGCCACACTGCCTACCGAACTCACGCATCTCTTTCGCGCTCTTGCTCTGCACGTAGACGGCAGGATTCACCTGAGACGGAGCCTTGGAGTTCTTAGGTGCCTCAATAAGAAGTCCCTTCTCCTTTATCTCCTCCTCAGCGAGAAGATACTTGTCCCATGCATTGCAATAGGCCGCGAGGTTATTCGCGTCGAGGTCCCCGAGCATATCCATGTCTGTCATACTCTCGATCAGTCGGCGATACTCTTTGCGAGCTCTCTTGCTCAGCCACATCGGAGCTTTGAGGATATACTTTTTCGGCGTGCGGACAAGGTCCTGCTCCGCTTCAAGTCTCGCTCTGCGTTCCTTGGTGAGATCACCTTTCTGTTCGGAGAGTGGTAGTCGAGTTCTTCCCATACTCTCCTCACTTTCTGCTGTGCAGTTGACTGCACAGGCTTAGGAAAAATTTTTATTTACAATTTTGTGAAAAGAAAAC